TCATGGAAGACCACCGAGGATTATGCGAGTATCATCACGCTCACCAACATTTACAAGATTGTGAAGCCCTCTACCATTGAGAATGGTCTGAAACGCGCACTTTCGACAGGTGATTTTGGCATTAAGCATTTGAACTCGAACAAGGTGGGTGTCGCACAAGTGTTGAATCGTTTGACCTATGCGTCTACCCTGAGTCACTTGAGACGCATCAACATGCCCATTGACAAGAGCGGGAAGCTGATTGAGCCGCGTAAATTGCATGGGTCTTCGTGGGGATTCTTGTGTCCTGCCGAGACACCTGAGGGTCAGTCAATTGGGGTGGTCAAAAACCTCAGTTACATGACCGTGATTTCGGGGTATTCAGACAGTCTACCCATTCACGAATACCTGGAAGGAAAAATCACTTCGTTGAAAGAGATACAAAGTCCACAAGACCTCTACAAGCGCGTCAAGGTCTTTGTCAACGGGAAATGGGTCGGCATCACAGACCGCGCGATTCAACTCTTTCACGACTTGAAGACCATGAAGGCCAAAGGTATCTTTCATATCTATACCTCGATTGTGTTTAAGTTTGATACACAAGAGATTCGTATTACCAACGAGTCGGGTCGTCTCATGCGACCTCTGTATCGTGTCAAGGACAATGCGCTTCTCATCACACCTGAGATGTTCCAACAGATTGACCGAAAGGAACTTGCTTGGGATGACCTCATTATGAGTATCAAGATACCTGATGCGGTCATCGAATACGTAGACCCCTTTGAGCAATCGTCCAGCATGATTGCGACATTTCCAGACAAGATTACGGACCAATATCATTATACGCACTGTGAAATTCATCCAAGCACCATCTTTGGCGTCATTGCCTCGTGCATCCCATTTCCAGAGCATAACCAATCCCCGCGTAATACCTATCAGTCTGCGATGGGTAAGCAAGCCATGGGAGTCTATGTATCCAACGTCAACAGTCGCATGGACAAGACGGCATACGTGTTGAATTATAGCATGAGACCTCTCGTAGAGACCCGTATCATGAACATGCTCAAGCTGAACCGTCTTCCGTCTGGAAATCAGGTCATTGTAGCCATCATGACCCATACCGGATTCAATCAAGAGGATAGTATCTTGTTCAATCGCGGTAGCATTGAGCGAGGTCTGTTTCACGCGACCATCTATCATACCGAAAAAGACGAGGACAAGAAGACAAACGGAGAGGAAGAAATTCATACCAAGCCGAATAAACTCAATACCCGTAACATGAAGTTTGGAAATTACGACAAGATTAACAAACAAGGCGTCATGGACGAAAACGAGTTGGTAGAGGACAAAGACATTATCATTGCCAAGGTGGTGGTCATCAAGGAACACAAGAATGACAATACGAAGCTTATCAAATACGAGGACCAGAGCAAGTCTCATCGAACCGACGAAGAGTCCTACATTGACAAGAACTATATTGGACGGAACGGCGACGGCTATAATTTCTGTAAAGTGCGCATTCGAACGCTGCGTCGCCCCAACATCGGAGACAAGTTTTCGAGCCGCCACGGACAAAAGGGAACCATCGGCAACATTCTAGAGGAAGAAGACATTCCCTTTACCAAGGATGGACTTCGCCCTGACCTCATTATCAATCCGCACGCGATTCCTTCACGCATGACGATTGCTCAGATTAAGGAGACTCTTCTTGGAAAGCTTCTGCTGGAGCTGGGTCTTTTCGGGGACGGAACGAGTTTTGGCGAATTGGATATGAATACCTTGTTTAAGGAGCTCAACAAGTGTGGTTATGAGTCCAAGGGAAACGAAATCCTTTACGACGGAAAAACGGGCGGACAAATCGAAACCTCCATCTTTATGGGTCCTGTCTATTACCAGCGTCTGAAACACATGGTGAACGACAAGCAACACAGCCGTTGTATCGGACCCATGGTGAACCTGACGCGTCAGCCTGCAGAGGGACGCAGTCGTGACGGAGGTCTTCGTTTCGGAGAAATGGAGCGCGACTGTATGATATCCCATGGTGCATCTCGGTTTACGAGAGAGAGAATGTATGATGTATCGGACAAGTATTCGGTTCACGTATGTAAGAAGTGTGGACTGATTGCGATTTTCAACGACAAGAAACACATTCATCTGTGTAAGAACTGCGACAACCGCACGGAGTTCTCTTACGTGGAAATCCCCTTTAGCTGCAAGCTACTCTTTCAGGAGCTCATCTCCATGAACATTGTTCCTCGCATCATGACCTAAAATATTCATCTTGGATATAAATAGACCTAAACTTTTTATTTTATATTGGGCTATACTAATGAGCAATCTAGGTGGAGGAAAGCAAGGGTCAAGACCGGGAGCAGGCTTCGCCAATTCAACCTTTTGTGCGGACGACGCCATGAAACGTAAAATTCTACGCAAGTCTTTTGGTAAAAGCAGTTTTACTCGTAGCGACCAACAGGTCATTCGTTCTTTTGCAGGGCCTTTTCGTGCCTCTACAAACCAAGGAGATTTTTTAAACCGAGTGGGTCAATCGTGTGGAGGTAGCCATCAATCTAACTCGAACAGTATCAGCCAGAAAGACTGTGGCACCACGACCCTCGGTATCTCGACGACAGAAGTCCCTCTGTATTACGGTAACCGGGTGTATGTCTCGGACAGTTCACTGTATACCCGCTTCAAGAACCTGGACAGCACACTGAAAACCTACAACGACTTGAGCTTTGGAGGAGACGCGCACAATGGCTCTTATACTTTTTTACGTAGGGTTCGATAGAGATGAGGTTAAAATATGTATATAGAATAATGAAAAAGAAACGAACAAGGCGAAGCTATGGAGGAGCAGCCATGGCGGCGAAATTAGGGGCGGGTCTGAAAGATGGTAGTGTGATGGCGGTGAGGAAAGGAATGAATGCGACTGGATACACCCTGAAGAAAGGAAGAGAAGGTGTGGGGTTGGCTTTTCAGAAAACAGGACAAGGTGCAGGATTAGTATTAAACAAGGCTTCCAAAGCCACTTCTGCAGTTACACAGAAGCTCAAAAATACTTATTCCGCCATGCCCTCTCGCATGAATGTAGCCGAAAGGGTGAAAGGATTGGCGGTCAAGACTCCCTCTGCTAGGAACGTTTACGATACAGTCAAAGGGTTTAAGGCATCCTCTCTTACAGAGATGTTTACGCATAAAGAAAAAACAGGCAACGAAGAACCGGAATGTTCCTATTTCGAGATGTTGAAATATGGAGCCCTGTCTATTCTTTTGTCTCCTGTTTATGTCGCGACCGTCCTTGCGAACTTGCCCATGAATACCATCAATAATTTATCTGACAACCGCCTGAAAGAGGTGGAGATTGATGCGCTTAGCAAGCAACTCTACCGTTATCTCTTTTATGGATACAAAAATAGCAAGGACATTGATTATACACAGTTTTCCTTGCCGGATGCGGGTAACATTATCCAAGATAAAAAGATTGTGGTTGGATGCAACAGCTGTAAAAAGACCCAGCGAGAATTTAGAGCTGAACAATTTGGTCAAACGAGTAAACCGCCTGGACAAAAAGGAGGAAAAGTCGATTTTAATAAAATGATACAAAATTCACTGGGGATATTAGGAGGTAAGTCGAAGTTGGAATTTAACCTAAAAGACACGCTGGATTATGTGGAAAATATTCCCAAGCTGAATTACGAAAGAAGGGAACACCTTGAACATAGTATACGCCGTATCACTGACCTGAAGATGATGGCCAAAATGTTAATTCTGATGAATACCCTCTTCGTAAGAAATGGTCAAGACGAGTGCGAAAACCCTATCAATCTAAGTCAGGGCGCAAAGACGGTGATTGATAGTGTTCATGTATCGCGTATCATGAATCCTTTTGCTCTCATGGAAAGTTACTCTCAGAAAGAAAACAAATTTAAAATCGATTACAAAGAGACCAGCAGGTGTATTATTAAACACATGTTATCCGACACGTTTACCGGGGATGAATGTAGAAACAAATGCACCACCTGCACCTTTCAAAACAACATCACTACCTTGATGTCAAATTATCTGCGGCTTTTGTCGAATGTGTTTCGGGGGGACGAACGTGGTATGGTCACCATTATTCAAACCTTTTTTTCTATCATGACGAAACATAAGTTGAAACATGACCCGATTGAGAAACATGACCTCTACAAGACTTTGTCCGAAAGTTATGTCACCAAATCGAGAGATGAGTTTTACACCGAACTCTTCGCGATACGTTATGATTTTAATGTAGAAGAGTTCATTGAAGAAAACCGTGAAAGCTATGACACGTTCAAGAAAATATTCTGTGACTATGGATTAAGCAAAACCATTCGAGAGCACACGAAAGACCTGATTGAAAAGTCCTTGATAGACACGAATAAATTAAAGGCTGGGTCTTTGCCCTATTACAAGACCAAGATTCGTTCTTTTTTCAAGACAAACTTTTTCTTTATTGCTGCTTAAACCTTATACGCGCCGAACCTTATAAGCGTCTAACCTGTATCATATACATCATCCCTAGGACAAGAGTCGCCCATGCGGCCACGTAAAGTTTTTCCTCCATGGGAAAGGAGGCAGGACTAGGGGTGTTTTCTTGTACCTTGTACATATAGAAGGGTCAATATAAAAGAATGGTCTCTATAAGTATTTTAATCAAACCTACACGTAGGGTCAAGCATTCGTTTGTATTGGTTGTAATCCGTCATTTTAAGAATCGATTCATAGTTCTTTTGAAGAGCATTGTTTTCATTTGAATAACCAACGGTGCTTGAGATAAAGGGTGTGTATTTTAGTTTGAGGATACACGCATCCTCCTCATCCTCGAATGGATTGATAAAGGCTTCCCGTGGTAAATAAAAGGACAGGCATAACAGAACCACCGCGAAAATTAATAACATATATATATACATATGTTATTTACTTGGAAAGGACAACAAAGACACGAAGTATACCCTGTAAGATACAATGCTTTTACATCTCCGAATACAAACCAATCCAAATTTGAAGGAAGTTATCCAAAGGCAGATTTTACCTCTAAGGCAACAGTCAGCTGTGGAAACGGACGAACCCAAATTGTGACCAGCACCTCTATCCCGGTTTGCACGCGTAAACATTCACGCCCGCTAAAGATTATCCGAAAACGTCTTTTGTCTGCACCAGTCCAACAATCGGGTAACAAACCCACGATTCATGAAGCACAAAACCCTAGTTATACTCAACTGAATGTGGAATGTTTACCCAATACGGTTCAAGTTGGTTTTGATACAAACACCCTATGTTATGGTATCAAGCGACCGGAGTGCCAAGGCGGAACCAACCATATCCAACGTAGTGCTTCCACCGTCATGGACAAAAAGTATTGCGCCTCCAATCGGGAATACCTACAGAGAAGAACCAAAACCTATGACCAGAACATTAGCAAAGGAAAATCGCTTGGTAATAACCTCTTTCAGAGCACAAATGGAGTCGAACAGAATTGCATGACCTATAAACGTTCCAATCCTTCGTTTGGAACACAGGGTGGAGTCACCGCGGCAACCCAAACAAGCAAGGTGAGAGACCAGGTCATTCGAGCAAACTGTAATCCGATTTGTCTCCCCTCACGAAAGGACGAGATTAGACAGTGTGCAGTCGTGAGACAAGACCGTGCCTATCTACGACCCATGACATGTTAATAGGGATACATGGATACAAGGGTTTCATGTATCGGTAGGTTTTGTTTTTTACACCATTTCATACATTTCACCAAGTAACGCTTCTTGTAATATTCTTGATTTTCAGGAGTCTCGTCGGAAATCGAGAGGAGTATCTTTAGTATCGCAATGTTCTGGGCTTGTCCTAGGATAGAATTAATCTCTTTCAACTTGGAAAGGAAACAATTCGGTATATACAAATCCAGGAAGGAATGGATAGGGTCTGTCTTTAGTCGAGGATAAAAGAGAATCATTTTCTCTATCATGGCTTCTAAATTATGAACCTGCTTGAACTTCATACACACAATGTATTTTTCTGAATTGGCAGGTCGGCTCATGGTGGGTTTAATAAAGATAACCTCTTCGTATAAATAAGTCAACAGATAAATGATTTCCGTCATGGTAGAGGTATAGGTATCAAATACTTTCAGAACAAAGGACCCCCCTTTTTTCTGTAAGACCATGGCAAAACAGACCTCGGCGAAAATAAGATTCAGCGCACTTTCTTCTTGCTGATTGAAATCATGACTAAAGTCGAATCCTCCATCTCCCGTGACAAAATCCATAGACCCTCCGTGTTTCTCTTTGACATAGAGAAGATTCTCTAGATGCAATAGATTACCTGTTCCGTCACCTTCTTCAATATGGATATTTTTGTTACTTTTCATGAGATTACGTTGACATTTATCCCATACGGGTATATCCTTGTCTCGCTCCAATAGGGTCATTCCGTAATAGATGTCTTCGCGTTGTCTCCGATGATACAATACGGCCTCAATAAATCCACCAGGTCCTTCCGCCAGATGATAACTATTCATGGTGTAAGGAAAATGAAAGGAGCAACATTGTAATATTTCATGTAGTTTAAAAAAAGCACGTGATATGGGTTTGTATTGACATACACATGGAGTATGCACATCAAAAGGCGTGTTGATATACTCGAAAGGGTTTGTTATTTTCTTGTATTTATCCCAATAACGAAGATTGGGCTCAATCTCCATTTTAATCTTATGGGAATATTCACGAAGCGATGGATTGGAATAAGTTCGGTCGGTCTCTTTGAAGACAATGTCCTCCGCGTCGATGAAGACCATCATGTCGTGAATAGGAAAAATATTCATTCGCT